ATCAAGGCCGACAGATCTGTCAAGGATGACGATGCCGAGCTTGTCGCAGAGAGCAGTGACGGCAACTTCGTCCTCGATGCAGCTGACACCGCAGATCTTGAGGCGGGGAAATACTTCTATGAATTCCGCTGGTATTTCAGCGATGCGGAATACACTCTGGACATCGGGGACATCTCGGTGTGCGAGACAGTTTTTGATTGAGGAGGAGACAGATGCCAAAACCATTTGCCAATGCACCTGAATTCACGGGTACGATACTGGACACCTATATCTTTGCGATTCAGGTAGGAAACACTCAGGGCGATCCCGGTCTCGCTGAGATGATGCATATTTCTGGAGAGAAGCTGAAAGCCTATGTCCGCAACGGAATGGGCAATGCGATGAATTTCATCGGTGCATTGTCTGCGTTTCCAGATTCACCTCAGATCAACGACTACTTCCTTGCTACATCAACCTGGGTTGTAGGAGATCAGACCTTCACGGAGGGCCGTCTCTACGAATACAACGGCTCAGCATGGTTCGACATCTCCAATGTCCTGGAACAGTATGTGACCAATGAGCAGTTCAATTCCCTTGATAGTGAAGTGGATGCGATAGAAGCACGTGTGGCTGCAAACGAGTCGGACATCAGCGATCTTGAGGATCAGGTCAAAGGACTACAGGGTGGACTCAAATTCAAGGGTGACTGCACACAGGCTCAGCTTGAAGCTCTGACGGATCAGGCCATCGGAGATATGTGGTGGGTTACTGATGTGGGCACCGGAGTCTACAAGGTATGGAACGGAACAGCATGGATTGCAACCGAGGGCTCAGGTTCTCTGGGGCTGTCCTGGGAATCTGACGGAAGCGGGGATCAAGTCCTCTGTATTGAAGTCGAAGTATAGGGTGAAAGAGAATGACTAAGAAACCAATTTTGCTGGATGAGACATTCAGTGACAAAATGGGGAAGACGAATGCGCTTCTGGCTGCCCTGGTAAGAGAGAGTGCGCCGAGCGACATTGACTGGAACATGCTCAAGGAATATGCACATGAGGGGATCTTCGGAGATCTCTTTAGCATCGGTGACATGTTCGTTGACACATGGAGGGATACTGCCCTGTCAACAGATTACAACTACCATTGGCAGTTGCAGCATATCGGATCAGTTGAGCTTGAGGATGGAGAAACCCTGTCGGACAGGCCTTTCCTCCAGATGCACTATGCCCATCCGTTTGGTGTCCAGTTCTCGCACCAGAGAGCTTTCCTCGCCTGTCCTGATGGACTTGCTGCTGGCACCTATTACTTCACAATAGAGTCAAGCTGGGGAAGCAATGTAAGTGCCGGAGATGTTGTATCGTTCACAACTACACAGGCAGTGCCGGCTGGTGGCCGCGTTGCGGGGTGTTATGGTGCTCCTGACCAGGCCAAGGCAAACTGGAGGATCTACACCTACAGCGCAGATGGAAAGACCATCCTTGAAACGATCACTCCGGTGTTCTCTGCAACGGGTACAGATCTCGGAACGCAGAAGAACAACACGAGGAACGGAAACCTCAACAGCACCCAGGAGATGGCCTACGGCTGGGGCAGATGGAAGACATCGGCTCTCAGACAGTATCTCAATTCGGCTGCCGGGGTCGGATCATGGTGGACCGCCCAGGATGAATGGGACATCGCACCGGACCAGCTTGCAACAAAGGCCGGATTCCTTTCGGGAGTGTCCGAGGACTTTCTGAATGCGATCAAGGAAACCAAGGTCACAACCTATACGAACACAGTACAGGACGGTGGCGCAGCTGACATCACCTACGACAAGGTGTTCATCCCTTCTCTGCAACAGATGTACATCAATCCGCAGATCTCCGGCGAGGGGGAGTATTGGGAGAGATGGAAACGCCAAAGCGGACGGACCTCCCCGTGTGCACAGTACACTACATACCCGGAAATGAAGACCTATGCAGCGGAGAACCACTCAAGCGCACAGAACGTCCGCTTGCGTTCTGCGTATCGAGGCGGTGCGATTAATGCGTGGAGTGTCTACTCTAGTGGCTATGTCAGCCACGGCAATGCGTCCAACGCTAATAGGTTCTCGCCGGCTGTCGTTTTGTAATCAGCCAATCTTCTAATCGCCGGGATGTGAGGACCGGCGCATAAAGGAGTCGTAATGTCAGTCAATGTAGGTCAGAGGAATGTTCCTGACACACCTTCAAACAGAAGATGTGAAGCAGTTGACGCTTGCTTCCGTCTCTGCCAGCACACTCTCAGGATCACAGCAAATCTCAACGTGTTCCCACCGGAGCATGAGGATGTGAGGCTCAAGGTCAGAGGGCTTGCGCTGTGCATATATGATTGCGCCTATGTCGCAAACAAGACGGTCGTGACCACAACCGCACGATGGAAGGTCCGAAACGACAACCAGACAAACGCCTTTGATGGGCTCAATGAGATGCTCGGAGACATTCTGATGGTGAAGACGCTTCTTCATCTGAGAAGCAAGAAGAGCGCACACTGGGCCCAGCTCACAAAGGATGCGAGGAGTTTGGTCAAGGCTTGGCATGACTCAGATGTGAAAAGCTATCAGCCTCTTTACGGAGAGGTCTAGATAGAGGGTGTAGGTTGAAGCACAGAACGTCCGCTTGCGTTCTGCGAATCGAGGCAATGCGAATAATACGTGGAATGTCAACTCTAGTGGCAATGTCAACAACAACAATGCGTCCAACGCTAATAGGTTCTCGCCGATTGTATGCAGCCGTCCAGCAGACCATGCGTATAGCGCATGTGCGTGATGGTGAAGGACAACGAACCGAAACCCTCATGAAAAACAGCCCTGTGATGCCGGAGCCTCAAGAGGTAGCCGACTGCGGACACAGGGCATCCTTTGAAAGGACCAGGGAGTACATAATCTCCTACGATGCGCTCTGGGAGTCCATGATGCGCTGCATAATGGGCGTGAGGTGGAAGCCGTCAGTGAAGCAGTTCTTCCTCAATGCTCCGCTTGAGATCCTGAGAATGCACGGGCTTCTCACACAGGGGACATGGAAGAACGGAAGACCCCCATGCCATACAGATCCTGTATCCGAAGAGAAGAGAGGGTCTAGCCATAAGGTTCCCTGACAGGGTTTATCAGAGGTCTATAAACGACAATGCCCTCTACCCTGAGATGACCAGGCACTTCATAGCCGAGAATTGCGCCTGTCAGAAGGGCAAGGGACCAGACTATGCCAGGGCATTGCTCAGGAAGCATCTGTGGAACCATTACGCAAACCACGGTACAGACGGATGGGTTTTGCAGATAGACATCACCGGATATTACCCGAACATGAGGCATGACAAAGTAAAGGAATGCTTCGGTAGGTATCTGGATCCAGAGGTCCACGGAATGGTGTGCGATGTACTGGATCAGCAATACTCCGGAGATGTCGGATACAATCCTGGTTCCCAGATGGTGCAGATCGCCGGAATCAGTCTTCTCAATCCGCTGGACCACTTCATCAAGGAGCGTCTGGGATTCAGGCACTTCATCCGATACATGGATGACTTCTGGATACTTGCAGACACCCGTGAAGAGCTTGAGTCTGCGCTGGAGAAGATCGAGGAGAGGCTTCTGGAGTACGGCCTTACGGTCAGTGCGAAGAAGACACACATAACGAAACTGTCAGAGGGATTCCGGTTCCTCGGATTCGACTACAGGATAACGGAGTCGGGGAAGGTGATCATGACCATAAACCCGGAGTCCGTTAAACATGAAAGAAAGAAGCTGTTCAGGCTTGCCTCCCTGGTCAACAAGGGAAAGCTACCGAAGAGCAAGGCAATAGAATGCTATGAGTCCTGGAGGGCCCATGCTGACCACGGAAACAGCTGGAGACTTCTCAACAGGATGGATGGATATTTTGAAAGTTTATTCAAGGAGGCTGTTTGATGAGGTTAATCAAATGCACAACGGATCTTCATGAGGATGCCCTGAACGCAGATGCCAGGGCAACTGCGAAGAAGAATGAGGCTGATGTCTACTACATCGCCATGATGAGTGACATCGACATCGACACTGACACAGGCGAGGAGGTTTCAGCAAATGAGCAGAGCGTATGAAACAATCAAGAGATTCTATGACGAAGGGACCTGGGACAAGGAAAGGGTCAG